ATGAAAAATGAGGTCGATATTTTGCTGAAGAAATTGATTCCAGCCTGCATTCTGATGGCACTGTGCAGCCAGGCGATGGCCGCGCAAATTATTACCGTCAGCCGTTTTGAGATTGGTAAAGATAAGTGGCCTTTCACCCGTGAAGAGGTGATGCTGACCTGTGAGAAAGACGGCGCGCTGTTCGCCATCAACCCGAGCACCTTGCTGCAATACCCGCTGAACGATAAAGCCCAGGCGCGCGCTGATGCGGGTAAAGGCACTCAGCAATCAATCGATACCATCGTGGCGGAAGATAAAGCGCATCCAGGCCAGAAAATGAGCCTGCAGCCGATCATCGAGCGCACTCAGCAGTTATGCGGTAAGTAATCCTTTCAAAATACGGGCGTAGCGCACAGTTTTGCCGCTACGCTTGTTTCCTCGATGTGCCAGCACGATCACAGAGTTGGCAGCTTCCTCACCGCAGCGGCGCGGTTGGCTGGAAATTAATCAATCCTCGACTACCTTTAAAAGGCAAGGCGACATCGCCTTCAAAAATGCCAACTTTTAGCGCACGGCTCTCAAAGAGCCATTTCCCTGGACCCGATACAGGAATCGTATTGGGTCTTTTTTTGTTAAGTATTCAACATCAATAACTTATCTAACTATCAATGAGTTATTGCCCATCCTGTTACACCGTGTTTTACCCTGTGACAACCTCCACCGCCATTTTGCCGCCACTCTTACCGGCCATAATCGCCAATGGATTGCAGTGAATAGCGTCTTCAAGATGATCAGGTGCGAAGTGGGCATAACGCATCGTTACGCGTATGTCAGAGTGACCAAGGATACGCTGCAGGACAAGTATGTTGCCACCGGCCATCATGAAGTGGCTGGCGAAACTGTGTCTTAGAACGTGGCTCATTTGACCCTCTGGCAGTTCGATGCCGGAGAGACGGATTACCCGATAGAACTGGCGATAACACTCTTCGAAAAACTTGCCTTCTTTATCCTTCAACTCGTCATGCAGCTCTTTGCTAATCGGGACGGTGCGGTTGCGTTTGCCTTTGGTATTGATGAACGTGATTTTAAGCGGGGATATTTGCGACGCTTTAAGTGCTGCAGCCTCATTCCAACGACAACCAGTTGAGAGGCATATTTTAATAATCAATGTCAGTTGTGGATTGCCATGTACTTTACAAGCCGCAAACAGTTTTTTTATTTGCGTCTCCGTCAACCAAGCCATCTCTTTTTCTGGCTGCTCGAATAAGCGAATGTTTTTGAGTGGGTTGGGGTAGGCAATTTCGCCCAGACGTTCCAGCTCATTAAATAGAGCACGTAAGAAGGCGTGCTCGCAATTAACTGTGCCGGGTGACACCTTTAGAGATTTAGCACTGGTTTTATAACCGTTCTCGATTTTCCCTTCTAACCGACTATTACGATAGTGCGCCCAATCTTTTGCCGTGATATTGGCAGCAATAGGATTGTCCAAGCCATTACAAATGATATGGAGCTTACCTAAGCGTCCTTTACGGTCGCTGAGTGAACGGCCATGCAAGTTGTACCAGAGATTAATCAACTCGCTTAAACGGCGGTTATCTTCCTTCTCTGCCAGCCAAGGTTTGGCTTTGCTTTCGTCTAATGTGTACTGCTCGAAGGCAATGGCTTCGGCGCGGGTTTTAAACTGCCTTCTAACACGTTTGCCATCTCTGCCATTGAGATAGCACTCGCAAAGCCATTTGCCCGTGCTGAGCTTCCTGATCGCCATTATCTGCCTCCATCTTAAAAATGCAGGCTAAAATACTGTATGTAAATGCAGTATTCAATGTTTGATTCTCAGAAAGTAAACATGAAAAAGCCCGCATGGCGGGCTAGATTAGTGAAGTAGGGGAGGTTGATGTTGTTGATTGGAGTAGAGCGGAACTTTGTTAACCTGGCCGGGCGAAACAATAATTCCTGCGACTGACTCAAGTGTTTTAAAAGTGCAGCTGCAATTGATGTTTTGGCACTGGTGGTAACGTTCTTTGGTTTCTTTGGAAACATAACGGCTGCTCTTGGCGTGCGCAGCTGTTTGGCATAGCGGGCAATGCATCATGTTGAAATCCTTACGGGCAAAGTAGGGCGGCGAAGGCTAATTTTGAATAAGCAAATCGCAGTTTGCAAATTACAGTCTAATTAGCCGGTTTCCGTTTCACCCTCTTGCACTGACTGATATTCGACATCCGTCAGCAGCACTTCAAATTCCAACTGCGTGGTGTATCCGCCGCTGCTAAGGCTGTGCGTGACTTTACTTATAAGCCACGGCTGTGCATCGATTACGGATTTGAATCCGCTAACTTTTACAGGGGTTTCGGGATACAGGTCGGCCCGCCCCATTGCCAGAGTTAGCGAAAACTCAGCTACTCCTCGCTGTAGCTTTTCCCATTTAGCTTTCGCAGCGCGCATCGCGGTTGCCTTGCTGGAGTAAATCGTCGTCAGCGTAAACACGTTGTCTTCACTGCCTGCCAGATAATCCCCCTCTTTTACCTCTGGCGTTTTTACGACTTTTGCTTTGGTCTTCTTTGCCGCCGGATGCTCAAGCGCACGCAGGTGACGCTCTTTTGGCTTGCGCTGTAACTTTACCTTTTTGGGTTTCGGGTCTTTGGTGTGCAACCAGCCTGCCGAAACGCCGGTATATGCCCCACGGTCTGCAATGCTAAAGCTGTGCCGGTCGCCGTCTTTGCGCGTGATAGTCATTTGCGGGATAGGCTTGCCGCTAATGGTTACACCGTTCCCCGGATTGATGAATAACAGCCTGCCCGCTTTTACCGCTGCCACTGCACCGTAAAGGGTAGCGAGCCGCGTAAGGAACTTCGCATCAGTCTCCTGCGTCTGGTCGATATGAGACACGACAATCCCGGCAAATCCCTCTGCCAGCATGGGCTGTAGTTTGTTACGCGTTGCCACATGCGTGACAATTTCGCCCAGGGTAGTATCGTGATAGGACACCTCTCGGCGGGAATTCAGAGTGCCGCGAAAATCGGCGCTTCGGGCGCGTATGGTCATCGTATCTGGCGCGCCGTGGTGCTCAACCTCATCAACAGTAAAGCTACCCTTGCCGATCAGTGCTTGGCCTACCCACCCAAGGAACAATGAAACCTCCGCACCGCGAACCGGCATTGCCAGCTTGCCGTCAGAATCGTCCAGCTCAATATCAAGCTGATCGGCCTCAAAGCCACGATTGTCTGTCAGCGTGAGCGAGATAAGCCTGTCTTTGATGTTGGTTGTCACGTCCTGAGAATTCACCTTCAATAGAAAATCAGGCGTCAGTCTGGCGCCCATCTGTACGGGTAACCCGCTAATGCCGGTCATCCTAATAACCCTCCTGCTGAAGAAATAATGCTACCTGCTGCAGACTTCACGCTGTCGATTGCCGATGTGATTTGACCTGGCAGATTGCTCACGCAGCTGATTAACCCGCTGGCCTGCTTATTGAGATCACCAAACATTGACGTCAGTGATTCATCTACTCGCTTAAGGCTCAGGGTAAACATGATTTTGCTGGCAGCTCCGTTTGGGAAAAACTCGCTGTGCGTATTCGAAATGTTCTCAATAACGTACATGCCGTAAATCATCCCACTGCCACCAATCAAGGGCCACGCCATCCCCTGATCAGCCAACAGGCGAACGGTCATCAGGGAAATTGCACCGCCCGTTATCTCCGGACGCAACTCCCCCGACAGCGTGATTTTTTCATCACCCGGCCCGATATACTGCGCTGCCGGACGCAGGCCGAACCGGTTATTTGTGGGCCAGCGGTAATCGATATTTTGCTGCAGTTCGCCATAAGGCAGCGTCTGTCGCATAAACGGCATCATTCCGTAAACCATCATCATCGGTTAATCCTCCCAACCCATTTTGCTGCGGTTTTGTGCCTGCCGGTTACGCTGCTCTCTCGCCTGATGCTGTGCCATCAATGCCAGCGCATCGTCTTTGGTCATCCCCTCATGCATGTTGATTTCGTACTGGTAGGTATTCTGACTGCGGTCAACAATACCGCCGCCCGTTGATGGCGCTGTAACAGGCCGATAAGGTGCGCCACCTGTTGCAAGGCTGTATTGCAGACCGCCAGTGTCCACGCCAGCACCACCCGTCGCTATGGGATCAGGGGACGGAACCTTGTCTTTGAGACCATCCGATTTGGTATCGATGATGCCTAGCTTTTCCAGCACCCAATCTATGCCGCTTCGCAACTGGTCCAGTGCCTGCCCCGGTATTTTCAGCGCTTCAGCAAGCATGTTGCCAAACTTCTTGCCCATGTCACCGGCAGCAGCCAACTCAGTCTGCGTTGACTTGACCGGCCCTAGCAGTTTGCCAAACCAGTCCCACAACTCTTTGATTTTGTCACCCACTGCGGAAAAGATTGGCGTGAGCGAACCAAACGCGCTTCCTATTGGCCCCATCGCAGCGGTAAACCCCTCAGCGAAACCGCTAATAAAGGCGCTGATTGGCTCCCAATATTTCCGTACCAGTAGCGCACCCGCGACAATTGACGCCGCCACGGCGACGACTGGCAGTGTTATAGCACCCAGCGCCGTAGCAATCGCGCCACTTGCGATGCTGAACGCAGAGCCAAGCAGGCCCGCCCCGGCAATCATCGCGTTAACGCCAGCAATGACGGGCCATGCAACCAAACCGACAGCACCTAATACGCCAATGATAATTAGACCTGCGGCTGCAATTTTGCCCATCCCGCTCGCCAATGCAGGGTTAGCTTTAATCCAGTTATCGATAGTTAGTAGAAAGGCCGCTGTACCCTGAGTCAGTTTCCTTAACCCGCTATCCTGCTGGTCAAAGAGATCGGTGCCGATAGCCTCATAGGCCGACTGCAGCTCTTTCAGGTCACCGCCGAGATTGTCCTGCATAACTTCAACCAATTCAGCGGTCTTTCCATCAGATGCTTTAAACGTTGCTGTAAGTCGGTCAAGCTTACCTGAATAAGCGGCAGACATAAGAACCGCCGCCGATGAACTGGCCTCTTCACCGAAGATAGCTTTCATATACTCGGCGCGCTGCCCGGTGCCGAGTTTATTGCGGTCAAAACTCGCCTGCATTTCCTTCAGGATGGCAAAGATCGGGCGGGTATTACCTTTGCTGTCAGAAGTTTTTATTCCCAGCTCGGTGATGGCTTTGTAAGCCTGGCCAGTTGGTGCCTGCAGTCGACTTAGCACCGCACGGCTACCCGTACCAGCCATTGAGCCGGTAATTTTGGCATCATGCAGCGCACCAACCATGGCGGCAGTTTCTTCAATGCTTACTCCAGCATTTTTAGCAACCGGCGCGGCGTAGGTCAGCGCATCACTCATCCCGTCAAAATCTGCAGCAGTTTTATTCATAGTCATCGAAAGGACGTCGCCAATATGTGCGACCTTGTCATTTGATAACTCAAACGCTGACTTCATTCCCATCAGTAGCCCGGCGTTTTCTTCCATGGTGCGCTTATTTGCCAGCGCCATGTTAAGTGTTACTGGGGTAGCCGCCTGAATAGCCGCAGCATCTCCACCACTTTTGGCGATGATGATTTGCGCGCCTGCAGCATCGTCTGAAGACGCTGCAGTGGTGTCACCCAACTGACGAGCCTGCAAACGCAGTGCGGTCATTTCCGCCGAGTCTTTTGCCAGCCCTAGCACCGCCTGCAGTTCTGAGTTTTTCTGAGCAAAATCAAATCCGGGCGTCAGTAACGTTCTCGCTGCCATCGCGCCAACAGTCGCAGTACCGATACCGGCAGCACCTGCGTTACGCACCTTAGCCGACAACTCCTGCCCGCGACGGTAACGCTCACTGGTCTGGTTGAGCCGTTCCTGCTGCATATTCAGGCGCTGCAGCTCCTGCTTTTGGCGACTCAGATTGACGGTTGCCATTGCCGAGGCAGATTTAAGCCGCTGCTGCTCAGTGCTAAGGCTGCGAGTTGAAATACCCGCCTGGGTCAGCGCCTCGCGCTGCTGCTGCACTGACAGGCGCAGTGCGTTGGATTTGGTCTGTAGTTCAGATGCAGCCTGCCGCGCCTTCTCCAGTGCGCGGGCCTGCTGCGTGGTGGGTCGCTCAGTGTTTTTGAAGGCCACCGCCAGCGATTCAGCTTCGGCTTTGGCCTCTTTCAGTTTCTGGCTGGTGACGGCGAGCTGCGCACTCGTCTTGCGGAAACCGTCAATTTTTGCCGACTGCGCATCCAGCTCTTTGATGCTGGTCTGCGTCTGGCGGATTTCAGCGGTCAGCCCTTTCGTGGCTTTTTCGACGGTTTTAAACGGGCGCGTCGCTTTGTCTACCGCGTTCAGCAGCACCTGCACTTTGAGGTTATTGCTCATCGGGGTCTACTCCGCTACGGATTAAGGCTTTATGCCGCCAGCTAATCAACTCGACCAGCGGCATGTCGTACATCTCAGAAGGGGGCCAGTGAAAGATGGCGGCGATATCAGCCATCAGGTCATTAACCGTCAGGCCTTTGGGCCACTCTATTCGTCCGACTTCGAGGATAAAAAACCAATCACCTTGCCCGCCAGCGCAATCAGGTCAACCGGATCGAGGCTGTTGCACTCCGCTTTGGTCAGCGACGGCATGGTGATGCGAGGCAGTACGACGATAAGCGAGTCCACGTCAGAACCGGCAATATCGGACAGGCGCACGCCGCGCAGTGAACCCGCGTTAGGCTTCATCAGCTCAACCTGCTTAATCTCGGTTTCGCCACGCTTGATCGGAAATTCCAGCACAACAATATTTTCATTCAGTTCCATAGTTGCTCATCTCTGTTCACTGTAGTCAGGGGACAACCAGCGCCGGTCGGCGCTGGCGTCTGGTTTATACGAGGCCGATGTTTTTGCGGCGTTCTGCCAGGCGATCAACACCATCGACAATTTCGACCATGTTCACGGTGTCGATTTCGATCAGTGCTTTGCCGTTAAACGTCAGCTTGTAGTACGTATTCTTACTGGTGATTTTGACTTCGGTGTCCTCACTCGGCTTTGATTCGCCAAAGTCGAAAGTCTGGTGCTTACCGCGCACCTCCACCTCTACCGCAATCTCTTCGCCGGTATCGTCACGCTGATAAGAGCCGGTGAAGCGCAGCGGGATGTCTGATGCGCCCCACTGCGAGAGCACCAGCTCATCCATGCCGCCGATACTCCACTCAATATCGAGCGCGTCATCTTCCAGACCGTTGTCGATATGCGCCGCGCCGCTCATACCGCCCGCACGGAACGGGTCAAGCTTGCGAGACAGCTTCGGCAGGGTGACGGCTGTCACCACGCCCTGATAGCTGTTAGCGTCGTTGAAAAGGTTCATCGCCTTTAGTTTGCGTGGCATTGCCATTTATCCGGCTCCTTAGCTGTTTACGGATGCGGCGAAGTTCGCCAGATAGCTGTCGGTAATGCGCTGGCGTAACGTCAAATCTTCCAGCGGTGGAACCGGCGTGTAGTCGTAATCGATAAAGAGTTTGCCCGCCTTCAGGCTGTCTTTATCGTTGGCGCTTTCGTCATACCAGGCTGTTGCGCCCAGCAGATAACCCGCGCTGCACAGCTCGCGAAACTTCGCGTTGATACCCGCGATAATTTCTTTGACCAGTACCGGCGTCAGCGGCTTATCGTTCGCCCACATGTGGGCTTCCGCCATCGTGTCGGCCAGTACCTGTGCGGTGCGGGTGTAGTTCTCAAACTGGAACAACGGATCATCACTGCAGGTGCGGTTGCCCCAGAAGCGGAAACCGTCCTTGCGGATAAGCGTGGTAACGTCCGCCTCGTTGAGCAGGTCTGCGTCGGTGCCAACCTGCTGCAAATCCCAGAACACTGAAGCCGAAATGCCGGTGACACCGTTTACGCCAACGTTCGACAGGGTTTTATGCCAGCCAGTGTCGTTGTCGATTTTGGCGCGCAGGCCCAGCGCACGCGCGGTGGCGTAAGCGGTATCGGACGCATTGGTGGTGGTGTTCCACGCGAGGAAGTCAGGCCAGATCACCATCAGCTCACGCTGGCTGAAGTTCTGACGATACAGGCGGGCTTCAGAAATGGTCTTGCACTCCCACGCCGATACATAGGCGAAGGCGCGCAACTGCTGCGCAATGCTCGCAAGCGAGGTTGCCACTTCCAGCGAGTCGAGACCGGGCACGCCGAGAATGCGGGGTTTCACATCGAGCTGAGTCTGCGCCGCGAGCAGCGCTTTCATGCCGGTGTACTGCCCGTTAGCGTCGGTCCCTCCGATGATATTTGAAATGGTTTCGGCATCGTCAGCGCCTTCCGACACGCGCACTACGACGGTGACGGGTTTCGACTGGTCAGCGATTGCCTGCAGGGATGATGCGAGCGTGCCTTTCACGCCAGCTTTGCCGACTGCACCCTGCACGTTGATGATAAGTACCGGCGTGTTCAGCGGGAACGTTGCCGCGTCCGCATCTTCGGCGGTGCAGACCATGCCGACAATCGCGGTTGATACGGTGGAGATGGTGCGCGTGCCGTCGTTGATTTCGACGACGCGGACACCGTGATGATAATCTGCCATCTGTTGCACTCCTGGTTAAAGGTGTGCTCAGGGTGTCAGGTCAGTAAGGCAGGTGCATGCGGTTGCGGTTTGCTCATGGATCCGCGGACAAAAGAAAAGCCCCGCAGGGCTTATCTCAGTCTGGTCAGGCGGTGACACTAAGCCATTACCGCCACGTAAACCAGTGCGCAGGCGATAACAGGCACAAGCATATCCAGCAGGCTCGGCATATCCCACGCCCTGATGACAAACCCTCCCCACCAAGGCATATTCTCGCGGTGTCCGTTTCCGAACTCGGCGATCCAGCGATATTCAGCCTGCGTCTGCTCGCGGGCGATAAACCACAGACAGCCCAGCACTGCACCGCTGAGCCAGTCACCCAGCATCAGACCGAAGATGCACTGCACCGCAACGGCGGCGCAGGCGTGGAACACTGGCGAGAAATCCATTACACGGCCTCCGCATCTGGCGCAGCAGGCCACGTGATATCAGGAGCGGAAGACGTGTCTAACGCCTGCAGAGCCTGAATGTAGGTCATCCACTCAGTCAGCGCAGCCTTGTCCGCATCGGTGATGATGCCGAGCATTAGCTGCGTCTGCCACGCCTGCGTCGTGCTGTTTGCCACAGCGATGAGTCTGGCCTTTTCAGCATCGGCAATCTTCACTAAAGCCGCCTGCTGCGCGGCTTTATCGGTCACCCATTTTTTACCGTTCCACGTATCAAACGCGGTTGCGGGTTTGAGTAGCGTGGTACCTGTTGGATATTCACCGGCCTGGCTGATTACCGTGGCAGTGCCGTTTTCGGTGCTGTATACCGTTTCGCCTCGATGGTCTTCAACCAGTTGCCAACCGCCATTAAAGATCATGGCTTTGCCCTGCTCAGCATCGGGCGGAGCAGTGCAGGTTGAATTAGCAGGGATACCTACACCAACTGAAACATACTCCTCGCTTGAGCCGGTAAACTCCCCTGTGTTGGGATCGTAACTGTGTACGGTCAATAAACCGGTTTCTTTCGCCAGCCCTGTTTCATCCAAGCTGGTATAGATGATTACTGGCTCGGTGGGCAATACTTCCGTCGATGTATCTTCTTTAACGTCGGTCATTATGCTGCCCTCACGATATAGTTAAATGCAATGTTACGGGGACGGGTTTCGGTGGCAGTGTTGCCAGAAGCTCCGCTGGTTGTCACCGTCTGGGTATTATCAACGCTATAGGTTGAATCAAGGCTACCGCGATCGCTATCCGTTGTTCTCAGCGGAACCGCCACAGTATGAGTGTGTTGCTGCAGGGCATGGCCCTGTGCACTCAGAAGCTCTCGACTGCTATCAACGCCGCGTCCGTCATCCCAGCCACGAATGAACTCGCCACGAAGATCGGGCAATTTGAGGGACGGGTAAGCCTTCGCCAGCTCCGGGTAAGTCGTCGCACTGAATGACGCGCCGTTGCATTTCAGCCAGCCAGCCGGTGCTGTCTCCGCAGGCCACGGCAAAGGCACTCCGATCGGCACGGCATTGATCGTTGTTGTTACCTGCTTCCAGTCAGCAAGAAGAGAACCAGCTGCGCTGTACCCACGGAACCAAAGAGAAGCGGCAGCACCTCGACCCGATACCCCAATCTGGATAGGCCGCAACTCACGTTGAATGTTCAGGCCTGCAAAATCCTCCCCACTAACGGGGTTATGCGCTGTTGCCTGATCGTCTGAAGCTTTAGCATTCACAAATTGTGTCGAAGTGGTGTTACCAGACTGCCCCGGATTGAAAATGTAATTAGGTGCAGTTGTGCTGTTCACGCCCAACCCCCACCCTTTTACCAGCTCAACAGTTGCCGTTTCTGTCCACGCCGTCCAGACGGTTGCGGTACCGTTTCCTGTACGTTTCCACTCTCTGTCGGAATTTCCCGACGTAACTGAAACACTTCGGAATGTCTGTAATATCTCTCCGCTGCTTCGTTTCATCACATCAACAGTACCTACAAGAGCGGCAGGCATATTCGTTGCAGACGTCGTTACGGAATAACGCCCAGGAGCAACTAACGTGTTGAGGTCACCAGAGAAATATCCCGACTGAGTTTGATAACCAACCATCTGCCACTCAAGCCAGACAGGTTTAGATGCATCCCATGCTGCACCCAGCGTGCGGATATAAATTGTCCCGTATCGCGTAATATATTCCTGAGTACAACCGTACAGACCTGCTGGAAAAATATTCAAAACCCCCTGTGTTGCTTCCGGGAGGTTTGGGTTTGTCTGGGTTGTAGATGATCCGATAGACCATGAACCCATCGATAATGGCCCCAGAGAATTGGTATCAATCCCACTGGCGATACTCCCCATTACTTTAAACGCAGAATCATTTACGGCTTTTACTGCTTTCGGCGTAGCTGCCTGCGTTTCGCTGGTGCTGTTGATATCGCTACTGAGCTGGCTTTCTAGCAAATACTGCCCATGTGGATCAGCCGCATCGTTGTGCGCCTTCATCAATGCTTGTCCAAACGCAGTGGTCGCTATCTGCGTATCATTTTTTGTGACAGCAGGCGTTGGCGCTTTAGGGGTTCCAGTCAGCGTCGGACTGGCCTTCGGCGCATACTGCGTGTGCGGGTCGGCTGCAGCAACATGCTTTGCCATCAGGTCATCGGCATAGGCTTTCACCTCAATCACCGCGTTATCAACGTACTGGCGAGTCGCCAGCACAATCGACGGGTCGATTTTGAGCGTCACCGCGTCGGTGCTGCTGACAATCAGGATCATGCGCACGGTCTGCGTGCGCCCGCTGCCCTCCTGCAGTTGCGGCTTGTAGGTCTCGGCGCAGTTGGCTACCGCGATTAGCACGCCGTCAGCATCAAACAGGCCAATTTCGCGAATCCAGAAGCCGCCCTCCGTTTCAGGTATCACCTGTTCGGCGATAATCTGGCTGCTGTTCGCCGCATCGATACTCAGCGAATTCAGCGCCGCGCGGCGCTTCTCGCCGACCAGCTTGGTTTGTGTGGCATTGGGTGTTGGTAGCGTGCCGCCACCGTCGCCCACCGCCATCTGTGTAATCTGCAGCTTGGTACCTAGCGCGGCGGCGTTTGCCAGTTTGGATGCGCCAAGGTTCGTCAGCAGGGCATAATATTTTGTCGTCATGCGCGCACTTCCGTCAGGTCAATGATATGTAGCGCAACGGCTGTATAGCCGGTGCCGCCCACGGTGATAGTTTCAGGGATATAGGGATAAACTGTCAGCTCGTCACCCAGATAACAGGCTGCGCCAACGCTAAAAGGCCCGGACGAATCGAGATTGATGGACAGGCCAATGAGGTGACGACTTAACGGCTTGGCGTCCGATATCATCCGCTCCAGCTCGTTGTACATTTCCTCGGTGATGCCGGTATCGAGCACGCCCACGTCAAGCCGGAATGTGCCAGGCGTCTCGTTGGTCTTCCACCACTCAATAACGCGGATCAGATAGCCGAGCGGCTCAACCACGCGACGGATAGCACCGATGGTGCCTTTGCGCTGATGCACTGCGCGCGCCGCCGCCACGACAGACCGCTTGGTGAACTCATTCCATCCGGTATCCCAGCGGTCTACCGACCACGCCCAAGCCAGATAAGGCAGCAGGACTAACGGGCATGCGTAGGGATTCCAGAGCAGGCGCAGCGGGACATTCATCGTACTCAGATTTGACAGTGCTTCAGCCGCCGCCACCTCAAGCAGAGACGAACCGGTGGGAAGCAGGCGATCACTCATCCGACCCCCCGACGCTCAGCGTGTAGCCGGTGCAGTATGCCGCCTGCGTTTTATCCAGCACGACGTCGGCAACCGGCTTAATCAGGTTTACGCGCTGCACGCCTTCGACGTGCATAGCGGCATAGAGTGCGGACAGTCGAATGTCGCGCCCGAGTCGCTTTTGCGTGCCGATGTAAGCGACGAGTTTTGCCTCAGAAGCGGTGCGAATAGGCTCCGCCTCTGGCCCCGGATAGAGATACAACTCGGCTTCAATCTCGTAATTGATGATGACTGCAGACTGGACTGTTACCCGATCAGCAACCGGGCGCACGTTCTCGTCATTCAGAGCGGTATCGACGACGGTCAGCAAATCATCCGCCGCCGTTCCGTTACCCTCGCGGGCTAGAATGGTCACCGTCACCACGGCGGGTGACGGGCTGATGGCTGATGCATCTGCCACGCGCCCGTCTGCGCTTCGGGCGTGGTACTCATATGCGCCAGACGGCCCGGCAACACTCAGCCCCTCAAATGCACCCGCAATGCGCACGCGGAAATCGTCGTCACTTTCCATGACCGCTGCCACTGGCGGAATGGCGGTATCATCTGCCGGTGTGATGGTAAGGCGAGTCACGCCGTTATTTGCACCAAGCTGGTCTAAGTCGTCATCAACGGCATAAGCCACCATGACGGCGCGTGCCGCCTCGTTGATGCGCTGGCGCAGGATCACTTCACGGTAGGCGTTTTCCTGCAGCACCTTAACGATGGGATCGGACTCCAGCGCCAGCACGCGGGCGACGGCCTCCTGCTGGTCTTCCGGGTAGAGCGAAATCAGCGTGGACTTTCGCTCAGCCAGGAGCGTTTCATAATCGAGCACTTCTACCACGTCGGGTGCAGGAAGCTGGCTCAGGTCAATGGTTGCCATGTTCTCAGCTCACAGGGATGGTTAAGGAAAAGGGTTGCAGGCTGTCGGCCCGGTTGCCCGTCAGGTCGACCACCATCGCGCCGTTGTAATCCGACTCAAAGCTGATAGCGGTGAGCCTTACGCGCGGCTCCCAGCGCAGCAACGCCACATAGCAGGCCGACATAATCTGCAGGCGCAGTGACTCGTTTTGCGGCTGGTCAATCAGCGCTGAAAGCAGCGATCCGTATTCGCGGCGCATGATGCGGGTGCCAATCGGCGTGATCAGAATGTCGCGGATTGACTGGCGAATATGCTCGATGTCCGTCAGCGCTTCGCCGGTCTCCCGGTTCATGCCGATATATTTTGCGGTTGTCATTGTGGCCCGTCCGTTCTGCTGCCGCCGCGCTCTATGCCGCCGTGGTCGTGGTCATCAACCACAACGCCATTTGAATCAAACTTGCCGCCGCTGTGGCTGACGTCTCCGCTCATCTTGCCGCCCTCTGAAAACTCAAATGTTTTGGCTTTTAAGTGCGCCGTGCATTCAACCTCTGGCGTGCTCAGCAGAATTTTCACCGCTGCCTCAATGGTGGCGGTCTGTACGCCGGTTGCTTTCAGCGCTCCGTTTTCCGGTTCGTATTCAATTACAGCGCCGTCAGGGAATGACCAGTGCAGAGCTTCAGCAGATGCGGATGGGGCGGGGTTGTTATCAGAGAAGATGCCCGGTAGCACAAACCCTGTATCGAGTTCACCGCCGAGGCATAAAACGAGCACCTGCTCGCCGACCGACGGGGCATTCCATGAACGGGTTTTACCCGCACGGGCAGACAGCCAGTGAAGCCAGTCAGTTGTGTTATTTCCCGTATCCACGCGGCATAACCCGTCGTCCAGTTTTACGGCGGAGACGGTGCCAATGCGGATAAGGTTGCGCAGCAGGCGCAGGATTTCAGAGAGTTGTTCGTTCATGGCAAGATGATGCTTCAATCATCTTGCCTTGCAAAAATGATGCTGTTTATTGATCTCTAACAGGACAAACAGAGGGTAAAAAGAGCTTATATTTAATGATTACTTAAAAGTAAAGCTTTGTTAATGTATGTGAGCAAATACTACTTATCTTGTGGGGTAATCATGGAAGAAGTGGAGTTTTTCAACGATGGCAATGTAAGCGTCTCTAGCGCACGATTTCGTGTCGGGGCAAGCACTTATGCAATGCAGGGCGTAACATCAGTTAAGCGTGCAAAAAAAGATGCTAATAAATTCCCAGCAATATTGATGGTTTTTATTGGTGCATTGATGACTTTCGGTGCTGACCAAATAGGCTCGAAAATTTTTGGCGTTGTATTGGTGGTCGCCGGAATTATTGTATTTAGGAAAATGAAGGCTGAATATAGCGTTTATTTAAATAGCTCATCTGGTGAAAGTCAAGCATTAAAAAGCAAAGATGTATCGTATATCGATCAGGTCATTGACGCTTTGAACAAATCAATTGTACACAGAGGCTAAGACATTTAAGGAGCCTTGGCTCCTTAAATGATTGAAGGGAGATGATTGTCATGGATTTAATAACTTTTAGTGAAGCATTAAAGAAATCGGAAGCTCAGAGGAAAAGACATATTCTTTTGGGAAACGGTTTTAGTATAGCTTGTAAGCCAGATATATTTATCTATGGGCGTCTATTCGAAAAAGCAAGGTTTGATAAGCTTTCCCCCTCTGCGAAAAAAGCCTTTAGTATAATGGGCACTGAAGACTTTGAGAAAATCATTAAAATATTGAGAGATTCGAGTGATGTACTTCAAGCATATGATGTTGCCGACCAGAGCATCGTTGACCAGTTATTAGAGGATTCTGAAGCTCTTAAAGAGCTACTTGTTGAAACTCTGGCTACAAGCCATCCTTCACATCCCGGAGAAGTTAGTGAACTGCAATATCAGTCTTGCAGGCGATTTCTAAATAATTTCGAGCGCATTTATACTCTTAATTATGATTTACTACTATATTGGACTTGCATGCATTGCGAAGAAGGAAAAAGTCCAACAAGCGATGATGGGTTTAGAAAACCTGCCGATAATTATGATGCTGATTATGTAACTTGGGAACCTAATAATGCTCACGGACAGAGTCTTTTCTTCCTGCACGGTGCTTTGCATCTTTTTGATGCTGGCTATGAGTTAAGAAAATTCACATGGGTCAATACCAAAGTGAGACTCATTGAGCAAATTCGTAAGGCAATGAGTAACGATCTTTTCCCGGTCTTTGTTTCTGAAGGAACATCTAAAGAAAAAATTGAAAGGATTAGACATAACGACTACCTTGCCAAAGCTTATCGAAGCTTCAGTGAAATAACCGGAGCATTGTTCATTTATGGACATTCTTTAGCTGAAAATGATGAGCATTTTCTTGGTGCAATTGAAAATGGGAAGATAAGACAGCTTTATGTTGGTATATATGGAAATCCTAATTCAAACGATAATAAAAAAATAATTAGGCGCGCCAATAAGATGGCATTAACTAGGAAAAGACATACCTTGGAAGTTTACTTCTACGATGTCTCGTCAGCAAATGTTTGGGGATAAGCCTAACGGATTTCCCCTAGAGCTGACAGTATTGTATTAAAGATCATCATTTCATCTGTTTTGGATAGTCCTAAAAGCGGGCGAGCAATGTATTGCATATCTTTACTTCCGCGAGAGGGCCTGTCCCTTAATCCGTATTGATGCACTCTTACCATGCGTTGCACATGTCCAACAAACTCGACCGCAGCCTCATCGGAAGTCGCCCGTGCCTTCATATATTTCGCCGTGCGCAGCTTGGCAAACATCTCACGCTTAACCCGACCTTTCTTGCCGCGTATCGGCTGCTCCTTGCGCGGCTTATAAGGCGTGCCATCTGGTGACTGCTGTTTCTTAATGTTCTGCTGCTGGCTGGCGCGCAGCTTCTTCGCGATGTTGCGCGCCATCTCTTTGCGCGACTGCGCGGACAGGTTGCCGATCAGCGCATTAAGGCGGTCATTAACCAGCTCTAAGTCGCTCATGACTGCCACTCACTGATGAGCTGGCCGTGCGTAAAAAGCTGCAGCGGCCGCGCATCATTCTCCGCCAGCGGATTTTCGCCAACGTGCTCGACGTGAAGTTCATCACCCACGCGCCGGATAATCACCCGCTCGGTGAGCTGGAGGTCAATACTGATGTCGCTCGCCGTGTCGCTGATCACGTCCGCCTTGAACGTGAAGCCGTTCTGCTGCTTCTCTTTCGTCGCCATGATGTCGGGTTCATTCACCCGCAGCCATTCCAGCAGCGGCACAATCAACAGGTCGATATTGCCGGTGTAGTCGGTGATCACCATGTTCAGCCGGTACTGATATTCAAACGACAGCGAGGTGGCGAGCGTGGACACAATGCGCCCGCTGTCGATAAACACGTTAAGGCTGTCAGGGTTGCGCTGCAGTAGCGGCACGCTGTCGGTGAGCGTCTTGCGCAGTTGTTGCGGTTTCAGCATTGTGTTGTTCCTGGCACTCTTTGATTACTTCAATCTGCAGCCCGCAGGACGCGAGCGCCGCCTCAAGTTGGCGGTTATCCGCCGCCAAATCGCCCGCTGTTTTCAGGCTGTTGCCCGGAACCGGGCAGCTTGTTACGCGCGGACAACCAATCCAGATAATCTCTGGCGCTGGCGAAGGCGGGACGGCTGTGCAGCCGGATAACGTCATCAGGCAGAGCAGCAGCAGACCACTCACGTAAAATCGGACTCGCATCGGTTTCCCTCTGTATCTGTGCTTCACGGGTTAAGGCTCCGGCGCTGGCGCGTCCCTGCATCAGCCGCAGCGCGGCCTCGCGCTTTTGTCCCTGCAGATTTTCACTGTTAAGACGGTTGATCGCTTTGTCGCGGCTCTTTATGCCTGCCGACAGCGTGCCGATAATACGCTGCGCTCCCGCCAGCTCGTCACTGGCAACCGACCAGCGCCAGCCGGTAAACGCCAGCGCCAGCAACACGACGGCAATTAGCGTTGCGGTAATGCGCATCACCATGCCCCCTCAAGGCACCATGCCAGCTCCCGCACGCGGCGGTTATCCAGCCCCTGATTAAACACGCCTTTCACGTACACCCAGCGCGGCAACTGGTAGCAGGCTGCGCGCCAGTGGCTCTCATTCAGCAGCTTCACCATCGTTGAGCTGCAGGCATTGCCCGTGCCGACGTTGAAGGCAAGCGACACTAGGGCGTCGTATACCTTTTGCGGCACGACCGTAAAGAGACAGCGAGCCAGCGCTTTTTCGGTACGCAGCACGTTGGCAATAAACGTGCCTGCCACCTGTCGCTCGGTGATAGTTTTACCCGGCACGACGCCGACCGTGTTGCCGATGCCGTCCGTCCATTTGTCCGCGTCGCACTTATATGGACTCAGGCGGCAGCCTTCGTAATCGGCAATCAGCTTTAGCCCCTCGATCGAGGTGTGCAGTTGCTGAAACCCCGGTATGGTGGCTGCGATGACTAGCACCACGCCGACCGCGCAGCGCTTAACGATTTGCAGATTCATAGTCCCCCCGGCTGATGCGCCCACTCAGGAAAAGCTGGTAGGTTTTGCGGCGGTAATACCAGCTCACGAGAAACATGCCGACGCCGAGCACCATGCCGAGCAGCGTTGCCACGTCCTGTAAATCCCACTTGCCGAGCCAGCCCATCACCACCGCTACGCAGTAGGTGATAAAGGCGGTGATGCGCTCCATTGTGATGTTCATAGTCAGTCCCATAGGTTCACGGTTTCGCCCGTTGATGATTCCGGCAGCTCAGGAAGGTCAACCGGCCAGCCGTGCGGAAGCACCGCTCCGGCATCAGCGAGGCCGGGATTTGCGGCAAGCACGGATTCCATGACCTGCTGCGTGCGGCCGTAATACCGATAGCAGAGGTTATCCACTGTATCGCCCTGCAGCGCGTAAACCCGCGTCACAGCAGGCTCACGATGCAGCCGGGGCGCTCACCGACGCGGCTGATACTGAACCGCGCATCGCGCCAGTATTCGTCGGCACTGGACTCAACGGCGCTGGCCTTATTCGCTCCGCTGGCGTCGTAGCCGCGATAACGCTCGGCGATGGTGGCGGCGGTGATCGCCTCAACGGCCGCGAGGTAGTAGGTGATTTTCTCGCTTACGCCGTCCAGCGATTCGGCCGGAACGTCAGCCAGCGTTTTGAAGCCCGCCGCCATGCGATCGGCGCGCCATTCGTACAGCTCGGCGTTCACTTCGGCAATCGCCGTTTTCACCGCCAGCCGCAGGCGCTGCGCGGTGACGGTTCCCTCATAGCGCAGCGATTCGCGCAGCTGCTGCAGGTCGATGTCAGGCCAGAAAAAGGTGTTCTTAACCGGCGGCTCGTCAGTCTCTGCCGGTCGCTGTGCTGCAATTACCAGCGTGCTCATAGTTGGCCTCAGAATAGGTGGGCGGTGGAGGACGACGCAGACACTGAAAGTGCGTTGCCGTCCTGCCGCCCTGCGCGGGGTCGCGTCCGGTCAGCGGCTGGCCTGCGCCTGCTTTTTCATGGCAGTAGCCAGCCGCTCTATGTCTTTTTTCACGCCGCAGCCCTCATGCAGCTGCAGCGCGCGTTTCAGGTGGTTCATCGCTTCCAGAGTCCCGCCCGCGTCGCGATAGGCATACCCAGCGATTTTGTGCAGCTTGGCGCGCACCTGATCGGGCATGTCTTCGGCGTCGGTCAGCCGGATGGTTTCAAGCAGCGGCGCAATATCGATCGCCTCTTTTGCCGTCCAGGCACGCGTCGCGGCGCTGGCTACTTCTTCGGCCAGCAGGTACGGCAGGCTGTCACGTTTAAAACCGTCGGGCGGAACCAGATCGTGCTGCAGTGCGTAGCGGGCGATTTCAAGCGCGCCATTTACGTCGCCGGTGTCCAGCCGCCAGATCATGACGGTCATCACGATGGCATCCTGCGCGCCGCGCCCGCTGTTCATCACGCCTGCAATCCACGGCAGGTAGTCGGGCAGCAGCTGGCGTTTAAGCTCCGCTTTGCGCTCGACCGAGTGGATTTTTTTCAGGCGGCGCTTGTCCTCGTTGAGTTTCACGAGCATCTGCTCATAGCCGGTGGCGTGGCGCAGCGGATTCGCATTCCGCTGCGTTTCGGTTTCGGCCTGAATGCGCATCCGGTGACGGCGGGCGGGACTCAGCATGCGTTACTCTCCCGCCGGTGCTTCGGCTTCTTCCTGCGTGGTGAAATCACCGATTTCGATGTTCTCGATCACGCAGCCCGCCGCGTAGTCTTCCACCACGTAGTCTTCGTTGGCTGACTCGTAGTTTTCGATGCGGTCGCGCTTCGGCACTTCTTCGATGTGGCGGCGCTGCGTGCCTTCCTGCCAGTAAATCGACAGGTTATCGGTGCGGGTGATCATCATGGCGTTGGCCGGGAAGTACGGCACGCGCACGGCGGGCAGGTTGCCGATGCGCTTCTGGCTGACGATGAGATCGGCGGCCAGCTGCTCAGTGTTCGGCTGTGTCTGGTTGACGATCGGGAAATACTTGTCGGCAAGCAGCTGACGACCAACGATAACGACTAGCTCCGGGTCTTCCTGATACCACGGCTCGATCAGGTTGTTAGTGGCGTCCATCACCAGCGCGTCGAGGTTGGCATAGTCGCCACCCTTACCGATGCGAATGGTCGGCGAAATCACCGCACCCGCACCGTCGGTGATTTTGCTCATCACGCGGGACGGCGCTTCGTTGCGGTACTTCTGCAGCCAGCCCACGGCCACGTCCTGCAGCATCGGGTTCGCCGCGCGGTTTGATGTCTTGGCGCGGTGCGTGCCGTTGAAACCGATCATGATGCGGTCAAGCGCCTGACGCTGAATAATGGCGTCGCGTAAGCGCGTCTGGAAATCTTCGTAGCGCGCCCACAGGTCAAGCGTGTTGTAACGGATGTGGAAATCGAAGTTCACCTGCACGCACTCATAGCCCTGGCTGTCCAGCGATGCAAAGTCAGCGGTTTCGCGCTCGTCGCCGCCTGCGGTATCGGTGGTGCTGGCAATCGAGCCGGACACACCGACGCCGATTTTTTCACCCTTCATTTCAGGGACGGGCACGATGTTGATGCGTGTCAGAAACGCGGACGACTCCTGCACACGGGTCATCAGCTTCTGCGTGACGGACGGCTCGACGCTGAATTTTTTGTTCATGTCGTCGATTTCAACGCCGTTAAGTTCGGCGACGCGGGACATATAAGCGTTAAATTTGAAGCGGGTTTGCTTGCGCATTGGCTTTCCTGTTTATCAGTGTTCGGATTTATCAGCAGTCGGTCATCACGCTGGATTTGTTGTCGCCGCCGGTGGCAGGCGGACGGCGGTTAAAGTTGCCGTCGGTACGGGTGAGCGTGTCCTGCAGCGCACTAAGCGCTTCGCGGTCTTTACCGTGTTCGGTTTCCAGCGTGTCGATGCGAGCGGTGAAAGATTTTTCCAGCGCCGCCAGCTGCTGCGCGTAACTCTCGCCGTTGTGCTGCACCTGCTCAGCCACGGCCGTTACGGCTGCGCTCACGTCGCTAAAGCGCTCGTCGTCAGTTTTCTCTTTGCGAGTAAACAGATCTTTCACGCGGGACAGCAGCGACGGAGCGGCGTCGGCTTCTTCATAAAACTTAATCAGGGTTTCTTCGGCGGCGGTAAACAGGTTGTCTTTGTCCAGCTTGCGCGACGCCAGCGGGTTGGCTTTCGCCGTGGCGCTGAAACTCAGAATCTCGGTGCCGAGGCTCGCCGGGTCGTCGGTGACGGCCAGGCCAACCAGATAGGCTTCGCCGGTGTCGGCAAACTTGGTGTTGATTTCAACCGAGGTGTAAATCTTCTGGCGTGCTTTGGTCAGGTCGATCAGCTCCGGCGTCGGGTCGATGTAGCCGAACAGGGCGAGTTTGCCCGCCAGTGCGCCTTCGGTGATTTCTTCCACTTCAACTTTCGTCACGTCGCCATAACGTCGGAACGGGCTGTCGGCAGCATAGCCTTTGATGTGTTCCATGTTGACGCGCGCACCGTACACGGTCGGGTCGTAGTTCTTCGCCATCTGCGAAATCCACTCGCGGGAAATCTCGCGGCCGTCGGTGGTTGCACCCTCAACGGCGATGCGGAAACGCTTTGCTTTGGTTGTTGCCATTAAACAGGCTCCGGTCAGTGGGTTGTTTCGGTTCGGGGTCAGTTTCCCCGTCGCCACCTCATCCCTCAACGAAAGCCAGCCCGCTCACGTACCAGCAAACAGCCAGTGCAGGCGCGCCATTTTCGGCATCGGTAGCCTTAGCGGCATGAACATGACACCCGGCACTATCATCAGCGATCCGCGCCGTCAGGCTGCGCTGCTTTACTGGCAGGGATATTCCGTGCGCCAGATTGCGGAAGCGATCGGACAAAAAACGCCGACCGTGCAGAGCTGGAAACTGCGCGACGAGTGGGACAGCATCGCGCCCATCAGTCGCGTGGAAGCCAGCATGGAAGCGCGGTTGATTCAGCTCATCATGAAAGAGGTCAAAGGCAACGGTGATTACAAAGAGATAGACGCGCTCGGCCGCCAGATTGAGCGGCTGGCGCGCATTGAGCGCTATCGCAGCAGCGGCAACGAGGCCGACTTAAACCCCAACGTGCGCAACCGCAACAAAGGCGAACGCCAGCCGGTGATTAAGAATTTGTTCAGCGACGAGCAGACCGAAAAGCTCACCGGCCTGTTTATGGATAACTGCTTTGAATACCAACTCAACTGGCACAAAGCCGGGCTGGCGCACCGCATCCGCAACATCCTCAAGTCGCGGCAGATTGGCGCGACGTTTTACTTCGCCCGCGAGGCGCTGATTGATGCGCTCACCACCGGCCGCAACCAGATTTTCCTGTCGGCCAGCAAGGCGCAGGCGCACGTCTTCAAAAACTACATTCTCGACTTTGCCCGACAGGCTGACGTTGACCTCAAAGGCGACCCGATTGTGTTGCCCAACGGCGCGCGCCTTATTTTTCTCGGCACCAACGTGCGCACCGCACAGAGCTACACCGGCAATCTGTACCTGGATGAATATTTCTGGATCCCCAAGTTTCAGGAGCTGCGTAAGGTTGCCAGCGGCATGTCGCTGCACAAGAAGTGGCGCACCACTTACTTTTCCACGCCGTCCAGCCTGTCGCATAGCGCCTATCCGTTCTGGTCGGGCGAGCTGTTTAACAAAGGGCGGCGCAACCGCAATGAACGCATCGAGCTGGATCTCTCACATTCTCACCTGGCGAAAGGCGCACTGTGCGGCGACGGCCAGTGGCGGCAGATTGTCACCGTTGAGGACGCACTGACGGGCGGCTGCAACCTGTTCGACATCGATCAGCTGCAGCTCGAATACAGCCCGGCGGAGTATCAGAACCTGCTGATGTGTGAATTTGTGGACGACGAAGCCAGCGTGTTCCCGTTCGCCGAGCTGCAGACCTGCATGGTGGACAGCATGGAAGAGTGGGACGACTTCAATCTGTACGCGCTGCGCCCGTTCGATTACCGGCCGGTGTGGATTGGCTATGACCCTTCACACACAGGCGACAGCGCCGGATGTGCTGTGATCGCGCCGCCGCTGGTTGCGGGCGGCAAGTTCCGCGTGCTGGAGCGCCATCAATGGCGCGGCATGGATTTCGCCGCGCAGGCACAGTCGATCAAAGAACTTACCGAAAAGTACACCGTGGAATACATCGGAGTTGACGCCACCGGCATCGGTCAGGGTGTGTTCCAGCTCGTGCGCCAGTTCTTCCCGGCGGCGCGGGAAATCAAATATTCGCCCGAGGTGAAAACCGCAATGGTGCTGAAAGCCAAGGACACCATCAGCAGCGGCCGCCTCGAATACGACGCAGGCCAGACTGACATCACGCAGTCATTTATGGCTATCCGCAAAACCATGACGGCCAGTGGCAACCGCTCAACCTACGAGGCCAGCCGCAGCGAGGAAGCCAGCCACGCCGATGTCGCGTGGGCAATCATGCACGCGCTGCTTAACGAACCGCTCACCGCTGCCAGCGGCGGCGCTAACCCTTCATTTATGGAATTTTACTGATGAGCAAACGCAACCACCGCAAGGCATTCACCGCAAAAAACCAGCCCGCACAGGACGCGTCACAACCGTTCGAGGCGTTTACCTTTGGCGAGCCGACGGCGGTACTCGATAAGCGCGACATCATGGATTACGCCGAGTGCATCCATAACGGCCGCTGGTATGAGCCGCCGGTCAGCTTCCACGGCTTGGCAAAAAGCCTGCGCTCGGCGGTGCATCACAGCTCGCCGCTGTATGTGAAGCGCAACATTCTGGCCTCAACGTTTATCCCGCACCCTCTGCTGAGCCAACAGGAGTTCAGCAAGTTTGCGCTCGACTATCTGGTGTTTGGTAACGCTTTCGCGGAGCTACGTCGCAACACACTCGGCAAACCGCTGCGTCTGGAAACGTCACCGGCCAAGTACACGCGGCGCGGTGTGGAAGAGGGCGTTTACTGGTTTGTGAATGAGTGGAAGGATGCGCATCAGTTCGAGGCGGATCAGGTATACCAACTTATCGAGCCGGATGTGAATCAGGAGCTGTACGGCCTGCCGGAATACCTCAGCGCACTTAATTCGGCCTGGCTGAATGAGGCGGCGACGCTTTTCCGCCGGAAGTATTACCAGAACGGCGCGCACGCGGGTTACATACTTTATATGACCGACGCCGCGCAGAGCAGCAGCGATATTGAGCGCATGCGACAGGCGATGCGCGATACCAAAGGGATCGGCAACTTCCGCAACCTGTTCATGTATGCGCCCAACGGCAAGCCGGACGGCATCAAGATTTTGCCTCTGAGTGAGGTGGCAACGCGGGATGATTTCTTTAACATCAAGAAGGCCAGCCGCGATGATTTGCTCAGTGCGCACCGCGTACCGCCACAGATGATGGGGATTATCCCCGACAACACTGGCGGGTTTGGAGATGCGGTTAAGGCGGCGCAGGTGTTTGTTCGCAATGAGCTGACACCATTGCAGGAGCGAATGAAGGAGCTAAACGATTGGCTGGGTCAGACAGTAATTAGATTTCAAGAATACAACCTTTGATAAAAGCCCCTTAATGGGGCTTGCTTTTATAATCTTTGATTATTGCTTTAATTGAGTCAAACAGAACATTAAATCCTTTAAACTCGATGCTATTCTTTTTAACTTTAACGACATACTCAGCAAAGTGATTTTTCCCATAGTGCTTAGAAGAATCAAAGTTTCCTTTGTAGCTAAAACTTTTCTTCCCAAGTTTTTCATTGAGTGTCTTAGCATCAAAAAAATCCTCAATAGCACTATCCCCACCCATTACCAAAGGGGTTTGCAGTATATATAAGTTTTTTATAATATGGGTAAAGGTGTCGGTATTATCGAACTTACTTTTAGTTATCTGACTTACCAATGATCTCACACTTGGCGCGCCTGAATCATTATCAATTAAAATTATAACGGGCTGAGGCAATGAGAACCTTTTGAATTCATCACAATAACTTGAATAGTTACTAATTAAATTCCCAATATCACCCGTACCCCCTGTAACTCTAAACAATTCGCCAATGGTTTTAGATGGCCTGAAGAAATCCACTTTCAATTCTTTGCTTAATATAAGTGAGCGGTGCTTGGCTGCCTGAGAATGCAAAGCACACTTTAAATAAACTATATCAGTCTTACCCTCACAAACAATTAATGGTTTTTTACCAGATACGAAATTTTTAAAGAAAAGCATATCTCTATACATTCTGCTGTCAGCATCAAAAATGCTATCCATCAAAGCTTTTGTTGGTTTTTTTGGTATGACATACTCAGTTGCAGTAGTGATTCTATGTTCACGCCTAACGTTATGAATGTGTCCCAATATGCCAGTTACGTAATTTATGTTTTCCTTTTTTTCTGGCTTGGCATTGATTGCGTATATCTCTTTACCACTTTTCATTTTGTGCCAAATAACTCTAGCGCGATTCCTGTAATCCGAAGGAACGTTAACCTTTTTGTTTACTATGAGTCCCGTGACATCTTGTCTAGAATCACAAAATTGAAGTCTGTTTTTTTTGACATTTACTTCAAAACCACACTTATCTATAACTTTGTTTAAACTGGTCCCAATTGTCACATTTCCGTTTTCAAAAATCGCCAGTTCTTTCGGGAACTCTTTAAGGTTAGTTGAAAACGTCAAGTCATCAGCATACCTCGTATAAAAACAACTATGTTTTTTTGCAAGTGATGCGAGTCTTATATCAAGTATTCCAGCAATTAAATTAGAAACAATTGGTGATGTTGGCGCCCCTTGTGGTAGGCCGCTTTGATAACAGCAAATATTAGCTAAGGCTTTTGCAACCTCGTCTTCCAACTCAAAGTGTTTATTATTTTTAAAAAATCCATAAACCCTTCCAAAATGAATTTGTCCAAAAAAATCTTTTAAATCTAAATTCAGAACATACCTACTATTTTTGTGAGGGATGGCATTAGTTATTATTGACTTCCCTTTAATGAAACCATGAGAAATAGAAGTAATTTCTTTGTCATGATCCCTATGTCCCTCTAAAATGCAAATTATTCTAAAACACTCCTGTAATAAAGCTGCAACCTTCTTCTGTATATCTTTTAAATCTTTAACGGGAACATTTATTCTACGCGCAGTACCATCCTTCTTTGGTATTGTGAATGTAGTATATTTCGGGAGTCGGAGTCGGTTTATGCCGTAAATGGCATAAGTTATTGCTTGGAAAGGAACTGAAAGCACCTCCGCCAAATCTTTAGTGTTATTAGCCGATTTTAACAAAGATAGTTTGTTATTTTTAGACATATTATCATCTTCAGAATATGAGGGGGTGAGGAACTATAGGCACTCATTAAGCACAACGGCCGCCCATTATCGGCAACCTGAACACATTGATAGCATTCCGCCGGACATTTTTTTCACATATCACGCTTCGTGATAAAAGATCTGCCTATAGCCCTCAATATATTAATATTCTAACTTTAATGTTTGTTCAACTACTTTTAAGTTCAAAGCGGAAAATAATTGGATATCAGATTTCCTGATGCATTTTTGTTCAGGGTATTTTCATTGCCTGCATCTTGGTTGTAGACACCGAATAGGGACAGTTTTCGGTTGAAAGCATGTGGAAATCGTCACAACCAGGTTTGAAACATGTTTTCACCCCTCGCGCGCAATGCTATCCCCGCCACGCCTGCCCGCTTCATGCATCGCTTTTCATGCAGATGCATGCACCACGAGAAGCCGCACCAGCAGTGGGCGCTATAGCGATAGGCGATCCTATTTGGATCATGCGAAATCATGCACAAGAATGCGGTTTGCTGCACCACAAAAAAAACCACCAAAATGGTGGCTTAGGGCAGGGGAGTTACCGAGATGAAATCATTCAGCTTGGCGGAAAATGGCATCCTGATAAATCGCCGTATCAATCATTCCCGCCATCTCACTGATCATCGACAGAGCCATTTTTAACTCATCTTCTTTGCAATGCGCGACAAGTGATACGTCAGCAATGAACTGAATTCTTGCCACGGTCTCGCTAAGATTATCTATATCCATCAGCCGATTAACTCCTCTTTTTCATGAATTACTGTATGTATAAACAGTACCATGGTGATAAGGAATCGTAAAGAATCGTGCAACTCTGATTGGTCCGAACGCTGCTTTAATGAGCAGCCCTACTAGTTTTATGTCGTTTTGCTAGCGAAGCAAATCTTTCTAGAACTGTTGAGGGCTTCCTTCTGTCCCTGAACAGATGTCCCCTGCTACCACTCCAGAATGACTGCTCACCAACTTTGAGTTTACGGCCACTCATTATCCAAGTGATCTCACCTTCGGATAGGTGCAAACGCGAGACATCGTGGAATATCTCTTTAAGTTGCTCGCGTTTCTCCAATTGCTGCGCGGTTGGGGTTGGTGGTGACTGATTTCGCTTCTTAACCGGTGTGCTTTCGTGCAGTCGCCGCAAAATACGCCGCCTTTCTGCTCGTGTTGGCGGACTTGAGAAATCGAGAGGGGTATCAACTGGCGGCGACGCCGTACAGTTATTGACAGAACTCCAAGAGGGCGCGGACGCGCCCTTAACGTCAACGGCCAAATCAACGGCACGCTTCGTCACAATTTTCCACTGAGTCAGTCGGGTTAGGATTGGCGTATCTGCGCCCGCTTCGGTTGCATACACGCCTTTGATACGCACGGTTTCTTCGCCGTAAGCGTTGAGATCTTCGCTCGGTTGATACCATGTGCGCACGGCCAGCTCATCCCGACGCACAAATGCGCCGCCCTGTGCGTTAACATAGCCAGCCCAATCGCCTGCATCAGCAGCGTCATGCACGGCAGCAAACTCGATACTGAGTCCATGTGCGGTTTCACTGTCGGCCATGCGGCGCAGTTCGCGATACACCGTGACCGGCGCTCCACCAACAAACTGGAACTGGCGAATGTGCCAACGCGCAGCCCATGCCGAAACGGCGGGCGCGGTGTCTTTAAGTTCTTTACCACTTTCGTCGTCCAGCTCGCCGTCGAGCGCATAGCCATCAATATTTTTTGAAATGTATTTAGCCACATAACCGGTGGCGCTGCCTTTGTCGGGATCAATGGCTTCGGCATGAAAGCGCGCTCTGCGAGCTTTTTCGCTGGTTAGTTCTACACCATCTTCACGCCATGCATAGTCGCTGATCACCTCACGCACACGATCGATATTTTCAGGCAGCATAAACATCAGCATGTGCCAATGTGGTGTAGCATCGTGATGGGGTTCGGCAACACGAATACCAAAGATGCGGATTTCTTCGCGATGCAGCTTGGCGCGAATTTTCTGCCAGACGTTGCAAAGGTAACGCTGCGTGTCTGCCGGGCTAGCGCCATTCCACTTACGGTTACGATGACCGGTCTTGATAGTAGCGTGGTAGCGAGAAGGCGCGGTAATCGTATAAAACTCACCGACAAATCCCATGTCGTTGCAGATGTTTTCAAATCCGCGAATGCGGTTCATCAACTCGCAGCGCTTAATGGCGGGATTTGACACACTGGAATCAAACTTGTCGATTAGGCTAATTCTCTCGCCGGTTTCTTCATTCTCCAACTCAAGCCCTTTAAGAAACTCTCGCGTGCGGCGCTTTTGCTCGCGCCACTCCGACACTGTCATTCTGCTGGCATAGGGCGTGTGTTTTTTGCTGACGTTGGCGAGGGCGATTTGCAGATGTTCACGCCATGATGCCGCGATACGACGCAGGCGACCCTTCCACCATTTCTCGGTCTGCATGCGCAAAATCGCGGGTGTGACTTCTTCCGGCTCAAAGAATCGAGACGTGACCTTTTCCCAAAGTGGCGGAGTCTGGTTGAATTCGCCGGTGATGGTGGCGGCGGTCATGTAGATTCGATGTGTGTATTTGTAATCTGATTCGCTGTCAGATTGAGCATGCGCTTGCACCAGTTCAGCCAGGGTAAAGTTGGCAATGTCACCAGCCAGTAAATCAACATCGGCACGAGTCATATCAGGCAAGCGGTTAAAACGACGCATCAATTCCCATAGCGCGCCACTTGCTCTGGCTGAGCCTTTTGCATTGTCTGAATTATTAGTGAGTAGGGTTTGTGTTCCGGCCTTCATCTCGCCTAGGCGATACTTGGTGTTCACACATTCAACGCGTGGCAATGTGCGCTCAACAAATGTCTTTGTTAAGTACGCATTGGCACGGGCAATGCCCTGTGATTTTTCCAGTTCGGCGACGCGCCTCCTGACATCGAGCTGTATCAGCGTTGGCTGCTGAGCGAGTAATTGCTCAGCATGCGCCAAAGCCGCAATCAATTGATCGCGGCTTCGCAGTTCCTGATAGGTAGGATAGGGGCTGGCAATGGCTTCCCGTGGAGTATTCCACGGGTAAGCATATGCTTGCGACTCACCATGATTGGTATTAATTTCTTCGCTAATATCAGAAAGGGAGGCACACATTGGAACCGGAATCATCTACACAACGCCCTTATTACGCCGAGAATATTCACTTTCTGGCTGGCGGGAGAGCGCCTCTACGCGCTGTAAGACTTTTATCAGCGCGCGACATGTATGCTGCTTGCGACGCGTTCTTGAGTCAGACACAAAATTACCGACCAGAGCGTTGGCTTGGTTCAAAATCCAGTCGAGACGACCTTGCTCGTCTTTTCGAATGGAATACTGGAGCAGATTGGCTACCACACGGAGAATGGAAAGGCTCAGTTCAGCGCGCATTGAATAACGTGCTCCAACAGCTAGAGAGCAGCCATAGACACGAATTCTATGAGTGGGATGACTGGGAATCTCTACAGTCAGATATTCACATTTCGCTTCAAGCGACTCGTAGGACTGTTGAGTTTTTCTGCGCGGGAGATCCACGATTTCTGCCAATGCCGACAGACTTGTTTTTGGTTCCTGATCACTTCGGGAAATTCCTCTGCACTCTGATTGCTGGAACTGTAAGTCCTGCATAGATCTCAACGGTTGATAGCGAAATGACACCGGGATGTCGTAATGGACTGCATCCGATTTATGCTGAACGTGAGATTTAGAATTACTCATGCCGCACCGCCTTTGCGAGCATTTCCAAATCTTTCTTCAATGTCCTGGCAGCATACGCAGCGGGTCACGCCATGAATGGCGCGGCGACGTTGTTCTGGGATAGGAGCGTTGCAGTCCTCACAGAATGACGCAGATACACCTACAGGACGATTAGTGATTAACGCGATGCTGCGTTCGAGCATTTCCTCGGTACGCTGCTGCACAATATCCATTGAGTCGGCCATCAGTGCGTCTCCGCAATTTGCGTTTGGATTTTTTCGATTTCCTGATGGAGCAGTTCGGCAGCTTCAATCGACGATAATTCGTCGTGACGGATTTTCGCGGCCAATATGTTCAGACGATTGACCATCAAGTCAGCGCGATCGCGACGCTCTTCTTTGCGCGCGTCATTGAGCATCATGTCGAGGTCGATATATGAAGCCGTTTGTTTAGATTGGGATGAATAAATCAGCATGTAATTTCCTGTTTTTGGGCAAAGTGAATCCCGGCGGGTTTACGCCAGTTAATTGCATTGAGTTAATTAGTTAGAAAGCGTCATTCGCTTAGGGAATAAACTCACAACGGCTTTTAATTGGTTCATTGCACGAATGACTGCGGATTTTTCATCGGTGCTTAATTCGCTAAAATCAGCGCTGTGTCGGTCTTTACCGATATTCGCCAGGAAAAAGATTGCGCTTAGTGCGCGCTTATTGTCCTGGTAGTTGTTGTCTCTCACATCACGTATTGAGTCGAAGAATCGCGATAAATCTTTTTCACCGTCGCCGCCCTTAAACTGCGAGCGCAATAACGCAACGTGATTGAGTGCGGCGACGCGCTGACCGGCACTCAATTCGACAAGCATTGAATCGCCTTCAATAGCCATGATTTGCCTCTCTTGGGTATTGCCTGAGATCGTGGTGCGCCTGAAACCTTTTTAACCGGATGCCAGCGCTTACCGTTATAACCTAAAATCCATCCGTGCCCGTAGGACATTGACGGGCTTTGCCTCTTGAGCTGTGCAGCAAATGAAATCATGGCTGCACCTCACACCACGCCGAACGAAGCGCCAAGGACGCTGATCGCATCGACTGTAGAAGACAAAGCAGGGTTAGCCTGTATGCGCGCTTGAACAGCGATTGCGGCCAGCGTTAAGCAGCGAATACCGCTATTCACGTTTTGTAGTAGACCGCGTTTGCAGCTCGCGCTTAATTGCTCAGTTGAGATCGCGCCAGCAGCGAGTTGACCAACCTCAGCGGTGGCTTTCATCACATACAGTGGCAGCTTGTCGTTGGCGACTTCGTTGACCGGCACGCAAGGCAAGCACTGGATTTGTGCAAGCAAGCCATCAATGAGCGTCGCATCTTCGGTGACATCGGTAAGCGTTAACACTTCTTGCACGGTGAGCTGGTGCGGCTGGTCGGGATTAAGTTTGTTACGCAGCGTTTGCGCGCGCATGCCAGCTTGCTGTGCAACGTCTTTCATGTTGTGCGCTAACGCGAACTTGCGACAAGCGTCGTCGTAGTGCGTATGGGTAGAAACCTTGAAATCAAACATGTTTGAAATGACCTCAACTTGCAAAATCAAATTAGGGTTTGATGTAGCGACATTTGATTGCGTGTTGGCGGTTTTTTTCACGCCAAGCTGCAACATTGATTAAGGCATTGCCGTGTTTGATCATCGTGGTCTCGGCCTTCTCACCGGTCTTTTTATTGGTGCGATTCTGCGTAAGAGTGCGAGTAGGAGTTGGTGCCAATAAAACTACGCCATTGGATATCCATTTCTCGAGTACAGAGTCACTGATGCGGTTCGCTGCGGCAAAGTCTTTCTTAGACATGGTAGGGGAAGTCGCTAGCGCGACAGCTTTGTTAACAGCCTCGTTAACCGCTTCGCTGATAACAGGCATCAAAATTGCAGCGACATTGGCAATTAAATCTTTAGATTGCACTAAGTCAAATGCGTTTTGGCTGTTTGCATTTTCAGTATGCATAACGCAGTATCTCCTCGTGGTCGTTTTGTTCTACTGTGTTTCATGTGGTGTGAATACACCTTAGATCGTAAAAGCGATTTGGTAAATGATTATTTATCACTTAATGGTGTTTTTATGATTGAAGAGAAGGGCGGCAGTACTCAGATTCTCGAGAGACTCATGTCTTCTTATGGGGTTAACACTCAGAAAGATCTCGCGGCGGCGCTTGGCATACCCGCTAACAACATTAGTGGATGGACTCAGCGTGATAGCGTTCCAGGTAATGCCATCATCAAATGCGCATTAGATACTGGAGCTGAATTGCGTTGGCTGGTATCTGGAGAACTTGCAAAAGCAAGTTTTATTAGAGGGGCCGATGCATTAATAGGCAAGGTTCTTTATGACGAGATAACTTCCAGTGGTGGTAAACCTGTCCTGCGCAGGATAATGGATGCCTATGGTTTTACACTTCAAAAGCAGCTCTGCGAACGTCTTGGCATATCTTCTGGGACAGTTAGTACGTGGGTTCGCAGGAATTATTTTCCTGGTGATGTTGTTGTAACATGTGCTCTTGAGACTGGTGCATCATTACAATGGTTAGCTACAGGGAAGGAAAACCAGAAAAAGTCTTTAGATAACGAACACAATGTTACTTCTATTCCTAAAAAAAATCTCAATGATGGCGTTTTAATTGATACGGGCTTTTGGAGTGTAGACCTAAGCATTATTTCTAATGTTATAAAAACTCCCATATTGATATCCAGTAATACAGACCTTTGGATAATTGACGGGAGTGTTAATGAATTAAGTAATGGATTGTGGCTTCTTGGTGTTGATGATAAATATGATATTTATAAAGTAGCACTACTCCCTGGAAAAAAAATAAGTGTTAATTCTGGAGGGGATAGTTTTGTCTGCATGGATAATGAAGTTTATGGTTATGGAAAAGTGGCAGTTACTATCGGAAAAAATTTTTAGGGTAAGATGGTAACGGTATTAGGGCGATTAATTATTTATTGAGGTCGACATGGAACTTGTTTATGTCTTCGCTTTAGAACATAAAATACTAAATGGTTTCGGCGCAAAATTTAGCTCTAATTTCGATGTTAGTGTTACTGATGAAGTCATATCCATCAATAGAAATACAAAATCGGTTGATTATTATGATGGCCTTAGCATTAAGGCCATTGTCGGTAAAAATGGGGCAGGAAAATCATCTTTATTAGATTTTATTGAGGAGTCTTGTAATCAGTATACGGAATCTAGAGGTTTCATTATCTGGCATGATCCAGAAAGGGATGAAATTATTATTCATGACATTGGTCGCACACTCTATACATTCAGCGTTGATTCTTGTCTACAATTTAAAATTGTAGAAAACAATAGTGCTTTTTTTAAAAAAAACAACCATAAGATCTACAAAGTAAACAATTTGCCATCGAATGATTTATTTATAAAAAAAAGGAAGAAAAAAAATGTTGTTGACCTTTCACTAGGAGCCCAAGGGAAGCTAAAAGGGAAGGGCAGAGCTAACAATCTGAAGCGTTTACTCGATTTTTTTAATGACAGTGAATGGTTGGCAAACAAGCAAGCTAAATACACATATACATTTCATTTCAATCCTCCCAGCACTTCAATTAATCGTTGGGTCGAACAAATAATTAAGAACGAAGAGGAGTACGTTGAAAGTGACCTCGTAATTAGAGTTAAGAATCAGTTTGAAGAATATACAAACCAAGATGTTTTCAATGAAGAAAAAAACACAATAGATTCTATTTCTCAAACTTTATTAAGAAGAAATATATTTACTTTTATAAATACTTTCCCCTCTATCCATATTGGTAATAGGAAATTCACAGATGAGTTTTGTTTGCACACTCTATTTGACTCGAGATATTGCGAGAGTTTAAATTATGAAGATTTCGTAGGTGACTTAATATCATTTAAAGAGAAATGGAACATTGATAATAAAAAGCCTGATTATTCCATTGACAATGATTATTTTAGATTTCATTGCGCAAGGTTTTTTGATTCGATATTGAGCCTCACTGAGATAGTATATTACAGCGTAATGAATGGTAACGTTAGACGTGGTAATGAATTTAATAGCAATGATTATTTAGTAGTGGTGTCGGTTTTACATAGCTTGTCTGCTCTTCCCTCTGGGTTGGCTAATAATTTTCGTTATGGGTGGGAAGGATTCAGTACTGGAGAATTGGCAAAATTAAATTTATTTTCATCTATTTATAATATTGTGTCTGGTGATGCTATTAGTGGGTTGGTCATTATTGATGAAGTTGATCTTTTTTTACATCCAGAATGGCAAAGGAGCTTTGTCAGTGAATTGATTTCATTTAATAAAGAATACAACCGTGCAAAACTCCAATTTTTAATCACGACTCACTCCCCACTAATAATCGGAGATCTACTGTCAGATGATATAATTTCAATGTTTATTCCAGATAACGGTGTTCCATTAAAAATAAAGCCTTATGGTTTTGGTACGGAAATTACAGATGCCTATGTATTAGGAATGCATATACAATCAACTTTCGGAGAGCATTCAAGGCTAAAACTCCTTGAGTTAATTGATAAAAAGAAAAGAAATGAAATTTCGGAAGACGATAAAAATTTGATAAGAATGATATCCAATCAAGAATTAAAACGGAACTTATTAAATGATTAATTATATTCTTCACTTTCCAAAGGAATTGACAACTAAAATTAGAAACGAATTTTGCACGACTGTTATGATAAACCTTGAACGGTTACGCGAAAATTGTCGTGTAAATGATGCTGAAAACTTCGGTTCTCTATCAAAGTTATCATCAAGGAAAAACATTTTAAGGATCATCTTTTGCAAACCCAGTCGTTTTAAAGAATTAATAGAAGAGGTTTTCGTTTCTCTTCCTGTGATAGCTGATAGGTATAACCCTAAGCGTATCTTTGCAAATGGTAATTTTAATTATGAACTCCTAGAGTTGCATGCTTCTTCAACGCGAGCTAAAGAAATTCATAGTGTAGTCAAAAGTAGCTTGTCTGCAGAATTGTTAAGATTACACAGAGACTTTGATTCGTATATTTGTAGTGACCTTAATAGAAAGCTCAATGCCACTAACAGTATCGGTAACACAAAAAAAATCTTGCTAAGAGTTAAATTACTTGCAAGTGGAGAGGGGAGACTCACTAAAGAGGAAAAAACTTTGTATCCATCTTGGGTTCAGGAGTTTTACGGAGCGTTTGATTATGAACTGCTCAGTCGAGACTATGGTTATAATTTAGTTGCCTCTAGTCAGCTAAGTGTATGTCCATATTGTAATGCGGAAGAAATACCGTTGATACTGGGTGCTAAGAAAACTCATAGACCAGCATTAGATCATTTTTTGCCTAGGTCAAAGTATCCGTTTTTAGGAATTTCAATTTATAATTTAATACCGGCAGGTAATATTTGCAATACATCATTCAAAAGTGACATTGACTTTTTAGACGGTTACCTTAACCCGCTTGTTAGTGGTGTCGAACACAAGAGTTTATTTAATTTTGAGTTCAATGCTTTATTAAATTTAGTCGATATTAGATTAAAAAAAATCCAAGCATTTGAGAAAAATAAAAATATTTTTGAGTTAGAGGCTCGCTATTGCTCACCTTATTATGAGGAAGTTTACTTAGACATTAGAACCAATTACAAAATCCTAAAAGATTTGAATAAAAATGAAGTTGATATTTCTAAAGACAAGTTTTTAATTAATCAATTCTTCAAGATGAATGGTTCATGTAATAAAACACAAAATTTAAAGTTCAGAAAAGAAGCGTTGCGGCATGTGATATTTAATCATAAGCTTGTAAATACGCAAGAAATTGAAGTGGTTGAATGAAATTTTAGGATGAACTGTTGTGACAACCAAATTATGAAGCAATAGAGATTACATATGTAGGATAGATTTGCTGCTCGCAAATTAAGAGAAAGTTTTGTAGCAGCAATCGTCTGTTTCGATGTGGCCAATTTATCGCCATGTCGGTAATTAACTCATTGATAAATAGACTAATAAATCGTATTGGGTCTTTTTTTGTGGATTAAAACACTCCTCATAACGTTCATAAAGTGCACGATCTCCCCAGTTATTCTCTGAATCAAACCAATCCCACCGTGTTAAATTCCCCTGATGCCATTAGCCAACAATACCAACCACAACGAGAGTCGTTCGATGTTAAAACCTGCCATCCTGTTCACCACGCTGTTGCTGCTCAGCGGCTGCGCGCTCAAGCAATACCCGCAATCACCCAAAGTCAGTGATGAAGAAGCGCAAACCTACAATTGTGCGACGCTCGATCAGGAGATCGCCAAGACCCATAGCGTGCAGCAGCAGATTGACAAAACCGGTGAGTTTGATGCTTTAACGGTGATCGGCTTCTTAGGTGATTTTGGTATCGGCAACGGCATCGCAAAGGCCAGCGCTAACAAGCACGCAACGGCGCGGTTAAACGAGTTGGAGCAGCTAAAAACGGTGCGTTGCGGTCATCCAACGGCGTAGAGAATCAAGCCAGCACTAAAGTTGCGGACATTTATCAGCAGCCAGTGAGTGTGAAAAATGGTATAAGGGTGCGCATCATTTTTTATTGCCGGTTAATAAGGACTCTTCATGGCAAATGCGCAATATCTTCTCTGGGTAATGATTGGCACCTTAACACTGCTGAGTATCTTTATTGGAGTCGTGGTCGGTCGGACAAAAACGCCTCGTGTCGGCTTTGCTACCTTTGCCGGATTGTGGGTGTTTTTCCTGCTGGCGATCTTCTTTCTTTCCCATTAAGGGAGCTATTTGCCACACGGTTTGTGTGGCAAATCAATACATTAAGCGGTGTGGTTTAACGCGGCGCGATGCTGAGCGATCAGCTTATCAGCCATGTAGCGGTCTTCCTCATGCTGAGAAATATAATATTCATAGGGATCGTGCACGCCAAGGCTTTCAATATAATTCAGGTGGGCTTGTTTCACTTCACGGTTAATATATTGCACCACCTCTAGTCCATAATCATCTGCATAAACCGGCGCTCGGCTTTTAATATCGCGAATCAAATCCGCGTTATTATGCATGAAAAGCTCCAGATCGATTTTGTAATAGTCTTTCATTGCTCACTCCTTGCTGTGAATACTGTTCTAAGCGTAGCAAAAGGCTTTAGCGCGTTGTGACTACAAGTGCCAGCAGGATGGTTGAATGAGCATCACTTATGTAAGCGAAGCGTAAAAATCAATAGTGAGAATGATAGTTAATATCATTTAACTTGTTCGGAATTGTCTTAGTTGGTAAAGTCTTCGCCGTCCCGCACAGAGCTAACGCCTTTAATGAGCGCCGGAGATAAGCGCCGGACGGGACTTTCATCAGGGCTGCAGGACGCAGCCTGTGTTGAAACTTCACAAGCGAGTGAAACGCTCACCCCACAAACAGCAGATGCACCAAGCGCGCAAGCGATTCCAGTAGCAGCAGGCTGCCCAGAAATATAAACACCAATACGCCAATAAATTGTTTACGGCTGCTCACGCTGTTCCCTCCCTTGGCTCCATCTCACCGGACTATACTTTAAGCCGGGTTCACTAAACTTCCAGTCAACCGGGAAAGATTACATGTTTTACCAAACGGTGAGTGCCAAAACGTGGCGTAACATATGGGTTGTTGGTGATTTACATGGTTGCCGCGCCCAATTGGATTCGCAACTGATCCTGCATGACTTCGATAAACAGCAGGATTTATTGCTGTCAGTGGGTGATCTGATCGATCGCGGACCCGATAGCCCCGGCTGTTTACAGCTGCTGCAAGAGCCTTGGTTCCGCTGCGTGCGTGGTAACCATGAACAAATGGCGCTATCAGCGCTGGATGGGCATGACCCTATGTTGTGGATGATGAACGGCGGTGACTGGTTTTGGCAGTTAAAAGGCGCGGATTTAATTGCAGCGCGCCATGCATTGAAACGCTGCGCCGATTTACCGTTGATTTTACATATCGAGTTAGCGGATCGCGTGGTGGTTATCGCCCATGCCGACTATCCCGCCAGCCATTATCAGCTGGGACAAGACGTTGACTGGCATCAGGTGGTGTGGAGCCGTGATCGCCTGGGGCGCCATCATCGCGGGACATCCACCAGCATCGACGGTGCCAGCGATTTCTATTTCGGTCACACGCCATTGGAGCAGCCACTCAATGTGGCGAACCAGCATTATATCGATACCGGTGCGGTGTTTGGTAATCGATTAACGCTGGTTCAACTGCAGTAA